ATTGCTCAACAGTTGACTGTACATCACAGAGTTTACTTCAAGCTGTGCTACAATGCTAAGAGAGAGCTATATAAGATATACAATGTATCACCTGAGAAGGTAAGAATAGCTAGAGATAAAGTAACCTACTTTTTATGTGATGACTGGTCCGCTAGAATTGACGTGACAAGTATCAAAAAATACCATCCTACCAACTCAGACCTTGAGCAGTTGTATGTGTACGAAATCATGACACTAGGTCAGGAGTGGTATCCTTTGCCACAGTACACCAGTGCTCTTAATTTTGCTTTCCTATCAGGAGAGTTGAGCTATTTCGCAAAATCTAACATCCAAAATAGTGTTTTTCCTTCCTTTGCTATGATGTTCCCAAAACGTCCACAGTCAGAAGAGGAGAAATCAATGATCAAGCACACCATTGATAGGCTTAAAGGTGCGGCTAATGCTGGTAAAGCAGTTGCATTTTTTGCTAACTCAGCGGACCAATTACCTAAGATTGAATCTTTACCTACAAATGGCAATGACAAGCTGTTTCACGAAGCATCAGCACTCAATACTGAGCAGATTTGCTTTGCCCACACCATTGATCCTATCCTTATGGGTGTTCGCACTACTGGTTCTCTAGGTGGTGGAGCTGATATCAAGCAAGCATACGTAATATTTGAGAAAAATGTGGTCATGCCATTGAGATATCAAGTTGAGGAGATAGTTAATGAGCTATTGGAGATTGCTAAGATACCAGGTGAATACACAATCAACAACTTTCAAATCATCAATGAGACTATTGTTGAGATTGAAGGTGATGCTAGTAAAACTGCTGATGCTATCAACTCACTTAGTCCATTGGTGGCTACAAAAGTACTCAATGCAATGACTCCAAATGAAGTTAGATCACTTGCATCCTTACCTCCTATTGAAGGGGGTGACGTAATACCAACTGAAACACCTGCACTATGATATACTTTATAACTGAGACTTACCTTAAGACCAATACACCAATCACAGCGAATGTAGATGTTACAGATGTGACTCCATACATAGCTACTCAGGCACAATTGAGAGTGATGCCTATCTTAGGTACTACTTACTACAACTATTTACTTGCTGCATACAATGCTCAGACACTTACCAATGATGAGGAGACACTTGTAACCTTCATACAGCCAGTAATTGCTTGGAGAAGTGCTGAGGATGCTATCTTTGGATTGACTTATCAGTTAAAGAACAAAGGTCTACAGACTCAGTTCGGTGACTTCTCAGCATCAGTGAGTAGAAGTGAGGTAGCATTTGGCATGGAGCACTACGCACAGAAGGCTTCATTTTATGAGCAGAGATTAATTAGATACTTAATTGCTAATAAAGACCTTTATCCTGGATTCACAGACCCTGCCAACAGAGACACTGACCTTAGACCAATGATAGACCAATGTTCTTGCAATTGTGTAGGTCAATGCCATAGTGGATGCCCTTGTGGAGGAATGAGAGAAAATGGTTATAACAACTCAATACTAATATTATGACATTCAACGAGATAGCATTCTCAATTATTACTATATTAGTATCTGTTATTAGTTACTTTTTAAAGACCTTACATTCTGAAATGCAAAAAATTCAAGAGACACAGAAGGACATGATAGAGCAACAGTATAACCTGAGCAATAAGATAGACCTTGTAGAGCAAGAGGCTAAGTTAAAGAGCTCAGCTATAGAGCAGATGACAAGGCTTGAGATAAAGCACCTATCTAGTCAAATAAGTGAGCTCACAGTTTCAGTAAAAAAATTAATAGAAATACAAATCCAAAGATGAAAAATATACAAGACCGCTGGCTCTCCAAGACACCAAGATTTTGGAAGGCAATACAAAAGTATTCTATTTTTATAGGAGTAATGGCATCCGCTGGGATAGTTGCTCCAGTAGAATTGCATCCAATTATAGTCACTATCCTTAAGCACACAATTGAAGTGTGTACAGTGATAGCTACAATGTCACAACTAACAGTAGATGGTCATGTCAGAAGATAAGCTCAACTTAAGCAAGATCAAGCAACTGCCCTTGCATCATTCTCAGTATGTCAATGAGAACACTAAGAAGCTACAGATAGTATTGCACCATACAGCTGGTAACTCTTCAGCACCAGGCACTATCAAGATGTGGGATAAAGATGATAGAGGTAGGATAGCTACTTGTATTGTGATCTCAGGTAAAGGTCTTTCTAAGGATACATTTGATGGTGAGATTTGTCAAGCATTCAGTTCTAAGAATTGGGCATATCATTTAGGCATCAAGCCTGATGTGTTCAGAGCTATGGGTGTTCCTTACCAAAGATTAGATAAAATGACAATAGGGATAGAGATTTGCAATTGGGGACCACTTAAATTAAAGGATGGTAAGTATTACAATTATGTCAATAGAGAAGTGCCCTTAGATCAAGTGTGTGTTCTTGATAAACCTTACAAGGGATACACTTACTATCATGCTTACACAGATGCACAAATTGAATCTGTAAGACAGTTGCTAGTATACTGGCATGGTGTTTATGGAATCTCACTTACATACAATGAGAGTGATATGTGGAGCGTATCTAAGAATGCTTTGTCAGGTGTTGCTGGAGTATATACTCACAACAGCTATAGAAGAGATAAAAGTGACATATCACCACAACCTAAGATGATTGAAATGTTAAAAAAACTATAATGAAGACACCCAAGAAAAAAAGAGACTTAGATATTAACATTGACACTAAGAATGTTGATGTTAAAATTAAGCGAAAAGATGGCGTTACAGACGTTAAAGTGGATACTCCTAAAGTAGACGTAGACTTTCATAAAGAAAGTGACTCTAAGGAGCTAAAAATAGATACTGAGAATGTTGACGTACAAGTTACCAATGGTGAGGTGAATGTAGATGTTAATGAGCAGTCAGGCTTTGTAGGTAAGTTAATAAAATTCTTGCTTAGAAGAAAAAAATAAGTATATTTGTACGCATGTATATTGTTTGGTTACAATAACACACCCTCTTTGCCTCTTCACAATGCACACTAAGAGGGTTTTTTTATGCAATCAAATGTTAAAATATGTTAAAATGTTTGCATATATGAAAAGACTTACTAACTTTGTTTCATAATTATTAACCAAAACAATAAATCATGGAAGGAAAAATCGTTTATTTATTAGTGCTATATAGCATAGCAGCAACAATCAAAATTTTAACCTTAAAAACTAAGTAACATGCAAAATTTAATTAATCACATTATTCAAGAAGAAAAAAGATTGTGGAAAATGTATCAATTTGCCTGCCAAGAATTAGGCTATGACTCAAGAGGAGCTATCCAGTATCAATCAAAATGGCATCACTGCACTGAGCTCATTAAAATGTTTAATCTTACACCTCCTACTAGGAGAAACCTAAGCACATTCAAGCACAAAAAGTACACAACTGTTAAAACTTGTGAACAATGATATGCCCTGACTGCAACGGTGAAGGAGTAGTAGAAGTACACTATTGCACATTTGGTAATGAAATTCACTACACAGAAGAGGAGTGTGGATGTAACAACGGAGAAATTGATGACAATGAACATAGCTGATATTGAGTCCTACTGGACAAAGAGAGGACACTTTGACATCCAATTATACATTAACTATTTAAGAGCAAAAAATGAAAACATACAGAGTTACAATGAAAGACAAGTCCTTCAAGATAGTGAAGGCATACGACAGGCATCATGCATTCCTAATGGTGGACAGATGGATAGGTTTAATCTTAAAAATTGAAATGATATGAAAGACACAGCAATTAAATTTCTGATAGATGAAATCTCATGCAGATTTGTAATATCTGAGGAGCTAAGAATAGCAATGTATAAAGCTATTGAAATGGAGAAAGAGCAAATAATTGATGCTTATGAAAATGGAGCTGAAGGGTTTGATTTCACAGCAGAAGAGTACTATCAAGATAATTGTAAACCTGAGATAATATGAAACCAAAAGAGAAAGCAATTAATTTAGTAGATAGCTACCGAATTGTTTTAATGAATGAAGATACTGAATGTGGTGAGGAGATACTATGTACTGTGATAGCCAAGCAATGTGCATTGATAGCTGTGGATAATGTTTTATGGATGGCATCACATTATGCTACTATTGATTATTGGAACAAAGTTAAACAAAAAATCCAAGCATTATGACACCTAATGAAATCATAAGACAAAGATTCCCTCATGAAAGGACTCAAGGTATTGCTGATGACTTAGGATTGACTTATTCTCAAGTAGCTAACAGAGCATTCTCAATGGGACTTAAAAAAACACTAGAGTTCAAAAGCTCAGAGTCATCAGGTAGACAGAATTTAATTAATGGTGGTAAAAAGTTTAGATTCACGCCTGGACATACACCATTCAACAAAGGTAAAGAAATGCCTACAAAAGTCTATGACAAAGTCAAAGCTACAATGTTTAAAAAAGGTAATAGACCTTATAACTGGAAACCTGATGGAACTATAGTAGCTAGGAAAGATGATGGAGGTAAAGTTTATCAATACTACAAAGTAGCTGATAGCAAGTGGATTCTTTACCATCAAAAAATATGGACAGATGCTAATGGAGCAATACCTAAAAAACACATAGTAACTTTTATAGATGGTAACACCAGGAACTGTCAGATAGACAACTTAGAAT